GTATACCTTTAGCATTACTCATAAGTTTCTTAAGAGTAGCTAAACTAATACGCTTAGCGCCTTTAGCTGCCCTAAGAGCAGCGGGTAAGAGTCTTCTTGCTATGTCAGCAATACCAGCATCTTTCTCTATCATCATAATAGGATCAACTCCTGCTGCCGCGCATTTATTCATAAAACCTTCGAGATACTCTAATTCCTGTGCTGTAATTTCTGTGTTCATTAATGCTCCTTTTTTCTCTCTACCTTTATTATTTCTTGGTGCCGCGGAACGAGAAATCGCGCCTATATGTGCGCCTGAAACTCCACCTATGCCGGCGCCAAAAAGCGCCATTGCAATAATTCCGAGTAATCTATTTTTTGAAGACATACCAAGACCTAGACGAGCAAGCCTACTACGCGCTAGTCCTGTACCCCCTAATAATCCACCAGCAATACCCCCAGTAGTTCCGCCAGTCACTCCACCCGATAAAGCGCCCCGCAATAACGATTGCAATCTAGTTTCATCAACCTGTGCTTTCTTCTCCGGTAAGTTTTTAGTCTTTGTCGCTGCAAAATCCCTGAGTTGTTTACATGTCATGCTAGCTGCCATTTCTTTTGAAGAGCCCCATAAAGGTTTGCCTTTACCCTTGCATTTGTACGCGTATGCACGACCCATTGCTTGTTGTTGACCTGAACTTACTGATGGCATGTTTGGTGTCCTTATTTATTATTATCACATACGATAGCACAATTTTAAATAAATGTCAAAACAATTTTATATAAAAGTCCAGCCTGGCATTTTAGGTTTGTTTAATTGTTTATTAATAACTTTACCTATACCGTAACCGGCCATACCGGATATTAATTGCCCCACAGGCCCCATGCCGAAATACTTTGATATAAGCCAACCTATAGCCCCGCCTAAACCTTTATACATTAATGCCGACAACGGTGTGCTTGGATTTGCGTATCCTGTTATGCCTTTGACTTGGCCTATGAGCTCAGCTTTAGACATAGAACCTAATCCCGTGTCTGCTCGGATAGCTAAAAAAAGATCTTCAAGTGTTTTACCGCGTACCATAGATAATGCGCCGAATGCCGAATCTTGTGCCTGTTTTTTCATCTGTAGTATCCTCCAAATCCATAAGGTGTAGATGGTAGTTTAATCTTGGGCATTGCATGTGGCTTAAATCTTGCAAGTATAGCCTGGCGTACTGGTTTAGAATAAGAGTTAAACATTTTCTTGAGGCCGGCATATTGTGCTGCATTACCCGCATTATATCCTGTGGGCGTCGTAGGAGTAGGCATCTTCACGCCTGGTGCTAAACTCGGTAGTGTCCAGGCAGCCGTAGGAATAGCACCTTTAAAAGCTGTACGTTTAGCTAATTGTTTAAGCGCTGACCGCCTAGCCGCTCCAGTTAATACATGCCTTCCTTTCCATATGTGTTTAGCCGATGGTCCTGCTAATGATATGTTTTTTGCTGCGCGCCATTTAGCTAAACTTGATACTCCCGGGATATACTTTAAAAATCTGGCCTTCCCAAACGGTAAAGCCGCCCAAAGCGCTTCGCCTGCCCCCGCACCTATATGCCGAAACATTTTGCCGTATTGCTTTGCCCTACCCGCTTGGTATGCCTTTTTACCTTGTTTAGCTGCTAACCATGCAAAAAGAGCAGCCGACCCGTATTTATACGCGATCCAAAGCGCTGTCCCTATCGCAGCCGGAAATGCCTGTTTCTCCATTTTTGCTGATTGCTCTTTGTACAAAGGGGGGTTTCCGAAATCCTGCTTATCGTACCACCCGCCCCATGTCTTAGGTCGTTGTGCTATTGGTACTTTAGGTTGTTGTGATAATGACTGCGTAGCACCTATAAAACCTAATGCGGAGCCTATAGCCGTACCTATCAATAATGGCTTGAATACTGATACAGGCGTTTTATTTCCAGCTCGCAGGCGCATATGCCGGCGCAACATAGCATAGCCTAAGCCCGACGCAGCCCCGAGCAAGCCTAATTGCAGCCCGGCAGCCAGCGGGTTTTGCTTCACGTAGTTAGCATCAAAGCCGTGAAACGGTATTGACCGCCACGCATTAGACGGATACGCATTATACGGGCTGGAATAAGGATATTCCGGCGGAGTATAAAATATGTTATTTTGGGCGTTTGACATCCTTTTTCTTCTTTGTATTGGAGGTAGTTTTAATCTTTGAGTTAAGAATTGTTTTTAGTCCTAATTCGATCTGCGCACATTGCATACAGATTTTAAACCCGGGTATAGGAAGTAACTCTTTAACTTGATTACAATAAGTGCATTTGTCTGCCTTTTTACTAGCTTTGCTAACCTTTTTATCAGCTTTAATATCGGGAACAGGCATAATTGAGCCATTAGTTAAAGGTAATTTGTCGAACGAAGATAAACAAACAAGATTAGACCCCACAAGCATCTGGTGTGTTAAACCCTCGATCTTGCATCGTGTTAAAACTAAGAACACCGGTTTGTTAAAGTCAAACTTATTTAACAATGGCGTTACATCCATAATAGCGGCGCCATGAAGATCGCAAAAGATATCGGTTTCAGGGCCCGTAATGATATGTAAGTCTGATCCTAATTGATTCTCTCCAGCTATAGCCAGCATATGATTCTCCTTCTTATTGAATTAACCTCGTATTCGTATTATTACCAACCGCGTGTCTGTGCAAAAATGAAATGAAACGCTTCTTTAGCTTTCGGGTATTTATGCTTAATCTGCATCGCCATCTTGCGAAGATCGTTACGGTTATAATCAGAAATCTGATCTGCTACCAATAACTGAATAACGAACGGGCTTGGAATATTACTATATTCTTTGGGTATTTCGGCTGAAGCCATCTTCGCTTGCTCCATCATCATAGCCTGACCCTGACTCCTAAACTCCGCTCTCATGTCGTCCATCGCTTGTATTACAAGTGCATGCAGAGTAGGATTGCTATGTTTGATCTTAATCAGCTCACCCCTTCTTTGAGTTTCCGGAGTCTGTAATAATAGTTGCTTAGCCGTATCTTGCGCTTGCTGCGCCACGTCCCCAGGAGTAGATCCTACATCTCCACCAGGCCCACCAGGCATACCGCCTCCACCTTGTTGCATCTGTCCGGCCTGTGCCCTCTCCATTGCTTCCTGCTGAAGCTTCTGAATCTCTTCTTGCTCCTCAACCACCCTTCGCTGTTCCGTAAGATAGTCTATGCCCAACGGTCTGTAAGCAGTGGCCTTACTAATATCCATACCGGCAGCAGCCTGCAATGCTAATGCTTTACGCTCAATATCATCAGCTAATGTAACAGACCGTAAGCTACCTTTAATATCCCCCCATAGAAAATGCCGGCTTAGCATTTTAAGTAGCCACGCTATATACCCGTTCAATCCCTCCACGAGAGCCCCCCAGGTCTTCTCAAATAGTCGTAGCGCTACAGGAAACGCTTGAATGCTTAACGATCCCTTGTACAGCTCAGCAGGCAGCCCTATCGCGTTCAACAGTTCATCTAGCGCCACAGCGATACTCTCCTTCGGGGATAATGCTTGTGCTTCACCCCCGAGCATTTCGTAACCAATTTCAAACGGTGACACTTGTATATCTGTAATATTCTTGCGTTTCTTTACTACCATATCCTGCATTTTGCTTATGAAACCGCCCATGTTCATTGTACTTAAAGGATCATTACCACCCGGGCCCGCTTGTGCCTTAGGAAACAATATACGGAATGGCACGATGAAGTCTAAAGCTATAGCTTCATCGTAACGCCGCAGCATTTGTATATAATAAGCTAGTTTGAAGTTCGGCAATATAGACGGTATCGACCAGCCTTTAATCGGTAAGCCTGCTAATGTTGAGTCTTTTAAATGATATATAGCGTCATCACGAAGCTGAAATACTGAGTCTGCATCAGCTTTAGCCATATTGCAACAGGTTTTAACCATCGACCACGGTGTTTGATTAAGATAAAATGAATTACCGTCTCTGATTTTCTGCGCAAAGTTAGGATCGATTTCTAAGTAATATTCAATTTTACCGCTGATAGGATGAATGCGTAACTTTATCTGCTTCGGATTCCACCTGATAACCGCTATACGATCCTTATCCGGAGAACGCCTATCTTCACGCTTGAATATAACCTTATTCTTACAGCCTATACATACGCCTTCGAATGTGTTAGTTTTGGGTTTAAACTTAGTTTGTATAGTCTCAACATGATATGACATACCGCACTCGGGGCAAATCAAAAACCGATCAAAGGGGAAAAATGTGCTTAGAAAAACATTACCGTATACCATAAAATCATCGCCGATATCAGCAAGCAGCGGCATGATATGCAATATGTCGTTTAGAAAATCGTTGTATAACTCTCGTTCTTTATCCGATTCACCTTCGAGCACTAGTTCCGTAAGAAAATACCTGACAACACGCCGCGAAGCTGTGCGATATGTTCCCATACTAAGATACATATATTCGCAAAGTTCGAATATCGTAGGCAAATCGCTAGGCATATATTCCGAAGCAATATCACAAAACGGGTTGGGAAATTTACCAGCACCGGCTTGCATTATGCCGCTACCACCGGAACCTTCACCAGATCCAAAAGGATAAACACTTAAATTTTGTGTGTTCATTATTTGTCCTTATGTTTTTTAACTTTTTTAGCGCCCTTCGTAGATTCAAATTCGTCGGCAGCTTTTTTGTCCCAATCATCATCTGTACGATGAAGTTCAGGCTTAGGCGTCCGTCTATCATTCACAATATTTCGTTTTTCCATCATAATATTCTCCTTTCCAACATATCCTTTTCCTTTACTTTAGCCTTTGCCTTATCTACAAGTGAAGATGTAAAACTTGTTTCACCCATAAGCTGCAAAAGCCGTTGACAGCATGACAATTTCCAGGTATGTAAAGGCTCAATGCCCTGGCGATTAAAAACGCCGCCTTTCTCATGTGACGCTACTAACTGCTCAAGTGACATTGCTCTAATGGTTTCATCTACAAAATACGCCTGCTTTGCCGCTCTTCGTTTTGCACATCCACTACAAGCCATTATTTTCCTCCTTAGGCGCATCTGTATTCTCCGTAACCGTAGGAGTAGCGTCAAGAATATCATCGATATAAGAAGTTGAAATTCTTGTTTTTACGTCTTTAAGCTCATTGTCAGATAGGTCTTCACGCCCATGCGTCTTAGCAAGCTCTCTAATAACGTCATCAGTATTATCCATTATTATCTTCCTCTTTCCTAACAAATGCCAGGCCAATAAGTTTTAACTTAGGTATATCGAAACTAATACCTGGGAAATAACAATTCCAAGAGTCTAGTCCCTGGGAAATAGTAATCTCGGATCCTGGTTTCGGTATAAATGTAGGGTTATCTCCTAACGGCAATAACACAACAAGCCCATAAGGGCTCAATATTATATCTATTGCCATCACCGACATTGCACCATCTGCTAGCTCCATTGTAATGCGCTTACGCTGTCCGATATAGTCTGACATTTGTCCTACATCGTTTGACATAGCTTTTAATGCCACCGCCGCCGGTGACAATTCCCGTTCTGGTGGCACTTGTGCCCCGATACCCTTTTCTGCTTGCTCCTTAAAGGACTGTTTTAGTTCGTTAATCATAGGATGGTCAGCACCTAACGGGTCATAATCTTGAGGCGCTTCTGTGGGCATTTCTGTAATACCCGGCGCTGTCTTCGCCGATTTATCCTCGTCTAATCCATCTTTAATACTAGGCATGTCACCCCTTTGTCGTGCTGTCAAATTAGCAGACGCTTCTTCAGCAGATACAGTTTTATATCTACCAGGACGATGCGACCTTTCAGCCGGCGCTGTTCGGCCACTCTGTGTCGCCGAAAATCCAGAGCCTGCCCTCATTGGTAGTGTTAAGCCTTCTTTCTCCGCATCTTCAACACGTTCAGGATACTTCTCCGCAGCATACCCGGAACGTGACGCCATCCTCTTCTTTTTAGATAAGCTTCCTTCTGTTCGTCTTTTTTTATCCGTTTTTGTTGGCATTTATTGTTCCTCCTATGTGTTTTTCGATTGCGTCCATCGTTACTCTATCCCCACTAAAAACGGGTTTTCCCGGCACGTTCTCGTTTGCCGCCTGTAAATCACTCAAACTTATAGTACCTAGTTTTAACTCTTCGGGGTTAATATCCTTGATCTCTTTAATCTTTGCTTTTACCTTAGGTTGTACCTGTGGTTGTAATAGCATAGATTTGGAAATACTCTTAGGTTTGATTTTAGGTTTAGGTTTCGATTTTGTTATTTGTTTGACTGCTCTCAAGGGCTTATCACCTTCAGCTTGAATAAACGTAATGAATTGTTTGTCCTCAGCACTTAATCGGATTTGTATTTTGTTAGCACGCAAATCCGTTTGTAATATAGGCAAAAAAACATTGGATAAATTAAGCTCAGGTCCGATTTCGCCCGCATGTAAAGTACGCCCACCAGAAGAACTGCTGGCATACGATATATGTCTAGGATGCGGCATGCTGTTTACAATGCGCATAATTCGTTCCTTATTTAGTTTTCGTATTATACAGCTTTAATGTCAAGTTCTTTAGCGATCTTAGACATCTGAGCTTCAAAAAGAGCTTCAGCAACTTTAGGCTCAATGCCCCGTTCTTTATAGCGCAAAGCTGCGGCTTTCTTAAACTCTGCAATTTGTTCGGGGGTGGCGGATGTTAAATCCATAATAATCTCCTTTAATAGTTTTATTAGTATCAGAATACATTAACATAAGCCATATATAATGTCAACATTTAATTACCTTTTTTATTTTATCCATAATAGCTAAAAAAAGCGCGTGATCTAGCGCACCTTTTTTTATTTCATATTACTCCTTTTTTACCCTATTTAATTCCCGCACGCTATTTAACTCGGCCAAAGGCATATACTCGCCATTGTTTCTAAGCCCGCACTTCAGACAGACGGAGCCATAGAGCCGCTCCTCCTCTGCTTGCACCCGTGTTCCACCACACTTCATACAAGGACTATAGACAACCTCATAGTTGTCCTCATCGCCAGCGTCCGCAGTACAGTTAGATTCATGATCTTCAATATGCATTATATTCTCCTTTTTAACATTAAAAGATAAAAGATATACTTTCTCTCCAGTATCTTATAACCGCTTTATAGCAATTATTAAAGCTTATTCTTGACTCCTAATAGTTTTAGCCCATACCGAATTATTTTCAATGACATTTGCCTGTGGGCTGCCCTGTAAGTCATTATAACCGGCACACTAGCAGCCGCTATGACTGCGTTAGCACCCGCACTGGCAGCCACACTGGCAGTAGTGCCGTCAGCCATACTGGTCACAACACTGGCAGCACTGTAAGCCGCGCTGTCAACCGCCCTAACCGCGCTGTAGCACGTAGTGTCACCCGCACTGACCATGTTGGCGGCCACACGATATGCCGCCCTAGCTGCGCTGTACGCTGTATTGACCGCATTTTTGTTTTTCGCGGTAGAAGCTTTGAGGTATGTCTCTACTGCCTCAATTGTCTGCCGTGGTCGGTTATCGTCGGGATATGTTGCTTCGTAGATACCCAATACTTGCCGTGCAGCGAAAATAGCATATTGCACATTCATTTTTTTAGTCGGAAACAAGCGACAAATCAACCAGCTTGTCCAATCCAATTCTGCCCGTTTGATCATTAACTTTAAAATCTTTTCAGTATTTCGTTCAGGTTGCGCCGCAAACTCTTTAACCGCAACGTTACATGCGCTAATTGACTTCAGATATTTTACCGATAGTGTTTTTCTCATAATATTCCTTTATTTTATTATTATATAAAAGATAGACTCGTCTCTCTACTATCTTATAACCGCTTTATAGCAATTATTAAAGCTTATATTAATAAATAAAAAATGTAATATAGTATAACAAAAAATGCAGCAAGTACCATCATTTTACATCCTCCTTTGTTCCTTTCTAATCATTCTATGTATTTGAGCAATAATGGCCGATAGTCCTGCTGTTTGGGTATCAAGATAATATTCCATGTATCCTGTATCAATATCCAGAGGTTGTTTCATATGTGAATATGGAAGTATCGTTTTTGTTTCAACCAATATTCGGGCTATGTTAAAATACATCTTTTTTACCCCAGACCGGAGGCAACTGCAATGTTTACATCCGGCCCAATATGTTGGGTTGCTCGAATTGTCTACAGTCCTAATTGGTGTTAATTTTCCTCCGCAACCTTCACAAACTCTATTCCTTGTTTTTATCTCTTCCTCACACTCTTTTTTAGTCACTATATATTTTCGCGTCATAATGCTCCTATTTCTATGCGCCTTATAACAGGTTCATGCACCTTCCACTCCTGCTGTTGCAAGAACATTAGCAAGCCCTGATTAGGCTGCCAATGGCTACAAACATCAAAAGAACTTACGTTTATTCCATAGCGTGGCCCGTTTGGGCACTTACAATGCCTTATCGGTTCACCTGCAAAAGCACAATATGTACAACATAAGGGAATTTTTAGGGGACTATATCGATTATTGAGACGGGTTCTGTATTCCTTTTCTAACCTCTTCTTTACTCCTGTTCTGCGCTCTTCCCTTATTACGGTTGTTTCCTTTTGTATTATCTTATCCGGCATTTCAACTTTTATTTGCATTGTTTAACTCCTAATAGTCTTAGTCCGTATCTTATTATTTTTAAGCTCATTTTCTTTGCTGTTCATTTTGCGCCTTTCTTCATTGCCATTGCACATTGTACAGGTATGCGTTCCCATCTGCGAACATTTCATCGCCCGCGTCATCCTGCAATTTTTCGTCCAGCTTCACCAACGCCTCCGCCAATCGTGAGCACGGGTAGGGGTAGGGGCGGCATACATCTCCATCCGCAAAAACGAGTACCGCTCTCCATTGCTTCTTTGCGTCGCGCTGATGTATTTCCAGTTTTCCGCCCATTTCTATTGCTGATTCAATCCATGGTAAGTTTTTCATTGATCCCCCTCCTTTTTTAACTGTTTCGCCGCCTTTAGCGTGCCCTCCCAAAGAATCTCCGCAGTTGAACCGCCATGTAACCGCCATTTCTTACCATCAAAGCTTGGTACTAATCCCATTTTCCAAAGATCAACAGCACACTGATAGGGGTACTCTTTTTTCCATGCGGGCACCTCAGAAATAAAAATACTACCTATATATGCCCAGACCGAATCCCTGACCGAATCCCCGAGACCGGTCGAAGCCCAGACCGAAGCCCTGAGACCGACCAAATCCCGGACCGAAGCCCAGACCGAAGCCCTGAGACCGACCAAATCCCCGACCGAAGCCCAGACCGAAGCCCTGAGACCGACCAAATCCCCGACCGAAGCCCATTTTTCTGTCAATTGTATATGTTTCTTTGTAATTTTATTTGGAGGAAGAATTTTGAATGGATTTATCGGGTTGCAAGCCTCTTTATAGTTCCATTGAAACACAGTTTTCGGGTTTAATTCTTCAATAATAGCCAGTTCTTCAAAACCGCATTTTACTTTATCCTCTTTTATCGATTTCCCAGAAACACGATATGCCGAACATGGTATCCTTGCCCCTACAAAACAATCATTTGGCTTGCGCGAAGCATGTATAAAGGCGTCCGAACATAAATCGCCTGCAACGTTAAATTGGGGACATTTAACTGTTTTTCCTATATTTTCGCGATAATTTATAGTTTTGCCTGTGTAAAAATCAAAGCCATCCAGTTTCGCTAACTTATAAAATTTCTCAGTTTTGTTCATATTTTAGCATCCTTTTTGTTTTTTTATTTGTCTTTCCCTTCATTACTACTCCTCCCGTTTAATCTTATTATCTCACGTCTTTCGCAAACAAAGCAAAATCTTCACCATCAACTTTCCACGCTGTTGTAACATCAAACTTGCCCGTACTCAAGCAAAGTTCCAACTGTTTGGATAGTACACCTGCAAAAAACTCCCTATAAGCAATACGCCTTGTATACTTCAAAAGCCCTTTTTTAAGTAAATAAATTAACGCCCCTGATTTTGCATTAGTTTCTGTATCCCTTACTACATCATTTATTAACTTTGTATGACCTACTGAAGTCGTATAGCTTACTATCCATGAAGTTTCACCTTTATTAATGTTAAGGTAAAAATTTGTACCGTCTTTACGTAGCACGTAGGGCAATCTATCCCCCAACTCGACAGAAGTAAGTGCAGAAATGTCTTTATCATCACAAATATGATCCCCATAAGAAATTTGATCTCTATAATCCTCTAAATTATGGCCCGTCCACAAGGCTAAACGATACTCTCCTAGGGACAGGTGCCAATACCATACACTTTCTTGTTTTACGCCAAGCCTTTTTAATTCTTTGGAATCAGATAAATTACACGTATGCCCAGATTTTATTATATCCATATTATCCTCCTCTATTATACCCATTTTCTTTATCCCGTTCTTCTGCAATTATTGCTGCTAATTGATATGTGCTATGTAGCATACTGCCTTCAGCCCTTACAATCCGTTCAGCTGTTCGTCCATCTGCTTGTGTTATCATCATGTGCTCCTTTCAGTATTGTGAGTGTTATCTAAATAAAGAATAGCACGGCGCCATATATATATGAGTGATGTAAGGGCCACTTTAAAAAATGTAGCACCACAATAGAAAAGTGTGCTATTTAGCCTTATTTTTCTTAAGCAACCATCTCACAAAGTGAACGAAACTAGCTGCGCCTAAGCGTACCTCTCCTGAGAATCTGTGTATCAGCTCCGTTATATCCTTGTCATCGACCATCATGTTACTAATTAGCATTGTTTTTATTATAGCTTTGGAGTTATCCATAATTCCGATATCCGCGTTCCAATTGTTCATCCTCATAATCCTGGCCGATGGGCCCCTCACCACCGCAACTGTTGCGCTCTCATAATCTATGTCCTCAATTACTCCCCTTGCAAGATCTATATTCCCCATTATTCCCTTACCGAACAATGCTAGCCCTTGTCTATTGTCAAAGGCGGATGCCGCAAACCATAAATTAGGCGTATCAGCATTATCCAGCACATACTGGATAGCTTTATCTCTGTATAATTTTACGCTGTTGCCGGCATGAGAAACAGCTATGCGGACAAGATCTTCAGGATCGAATAATAAACGCATAAAATTAGGTACAAATTCTGTTAAAGTATAAGGCATAATATTCCGCATATAGTATTTAAGAGGTACAGAGACGTAAATTAGCAGAAATCGAGGCATAAAGTAAAGAAGGCATAAGAGAATTCATCGTAGATAGCTGTTTTGCGGATAATATATGTTAAATTCAAGGCAAAAGTGGGGTAGGTACAAAGATGTTATATATATAATATATTTATTATTGTAGTAACCCCACTTTTAGCTGAATAGTGCATGTGAAAATAATATAATGCGCATGCGTCGTATGCATTTGCAATAAGGTCAATCTTCATCAGCGGCTCTTTATGCTGAATAGGCGGCGAACGCAGTTGAAATGTTGCAAACAAGAAAATTCCAATTCCTTCTCTACTGCTTCTTTAAGTGAGGCGTATTTTCCCACTGGAATTATAATTCTTCCATTATCCCATCGTTTGATAGCTATGTTCATTTTGATTCTCCTGTTGGCGGGGTGAGGCGCTTCTTTTTTAGTTTTGCCTGTACACGAAGTGCTACCTCTCTTGCTCCATCTAATCCTTCAAGATGTCCATTTGCTCTAGCAGACTTCATTCTTCCCTTTTCGTGTAGAACCTAACCGCCTCTTTTTCTTTTTTCAACCCATCCATAGTCAGTTCAAGCCAGCCCGCTTCCGCCTGTCCGCTTCTGCCGGTGCGTTGGAGGGCGGTACTGCTAATACCTTGTTATTCTGCCTTAAAATCCTTACTTCATAGGCAAGCAATACGATTCTTCTTAAATCTTGATTATTTGTCATTTCTCCTCGATGCCATCCATCGCCAGATAAATCATCTGCTCTTTTTATAGCATCCTCAACTGAATCATTTGGCTGTAACCCACATGGTTTATTCTTCAAGTTTTCCGCCTCCCTGTCCGCTTCTGGCGGTACGGTGGAGGGCAGGGCGGGCTGGCTTTCCCGTTCTTTTGCCGACATATCGCCCACCGATGCCACCCATTGTCGTTTTTTAGTTAGTTCTCGCTGTTTCCGTGCAACTTTTTCAATATCTCCGATAGGATAACATTTCTTTTTCATATTCCTTCTTTATTTTATCGTGTCAAAATCTTTATGCTTTATTTTCGTAATAATTCGCTTACCGTTTCTAGCAAATAGCTCTGTTCGAGGACGTGCCACAATGCCTTCTGCAATAAAATCTCCCCACTGTGACTTAAATCCTACCCTTGTCATTTCAACCATTTTCTCCAATGTTCCAAAACCAATTATGGGCGCAACTTCTATGCCAAACTTTAATGCAATATCTATGACGTCTTTGCGTTGCAACCACCAATTACCGACCTTAACATCAAATAATAAGAAGCCCTTGTCCTGCCGATAACATCCACCCTTCTGGATACCTGTACCGTATCCTTCGCCATATAAGCAAACGGCTAGTGGTTTACCTTCTGGAGGAATAAAGGTTTCTTTAAATAAACCTAATTGAAGGTCAAATATATCGTGGAGTCTCTGAATTAAGTCCGGGTGGAGGTTCGCTTTGTCTGTCTTTCCTGCAAATTTTAATATACCGTCAAACTTAATACGGACATTTGTATTATGAACCAATATACTATTAGTGAAATAATCAGAGTTGTCCTTAACCGATAAATCATATTGAAAGGTTTGTTGTCCTATCGCTCGTTTAGGCATCTTTTTTGAAATAGATAATACTTCAGTATCTACAATATCTAAATATGTATCAAACGATTTATCCAAAATACAAAAATACTTTCTATATTTTTTAGGCAATTTATATTTCATACTATTACAGATATAAGGGAAAATAATACTAAATAATTTTTCTGAACCATCGGCAGTCAAACACAAAGTATTGCCTTTATAATTAAATGTTTTACTATCTATATTATATTTTGTCTTAAACATATTTTGAAGTAATTTTACTTCATTATTATTAAAAGCATTAGTGGCAAATCTTACTCTTGCTCTTTGTCTATTATTAAAATCCGCTGAGCCATCATCCATATACCAAAAAGCAATCCCCATTGGTGATAATTCATTAGCCCACTCTTTTGAAACTTGTTTTTTATTATCTTCTTCACAATAGTTAATTATTAAATTTGAAATAGCATTATTAACTATTGAATTACCTCGCCTATTTTTTTTACTTCCAGGAAAACCACCCCTACCTCCTTTATTTTCACTAAATATCTTTCCTAAAAGCATTTTTTTATAGTCAAAATAACTACTTTGAGATATAGAATGAATAAAATTAAATCCTCTTGTGGTCTTTGATGGGCTATAAATTGAACTATCACCAAGTAATGTTCCTAAAATTATTTGTCTAATTTCTTCTGGTAATTTTTCTGACAGATGACTAACTAATTGTCCTTTTACTAAATCTTTAGCTTGAATCCATTTATTGTCTGAAAAAAAGCTATGATTATCTGTGCATACAATATGTTTAGGTCTATTACCTTTATTTTTACTTTTTACCGAAATACATAAAAAATCTCGTTGTCTTTTTTCTTTATGATAATGTTCAATTTCTTTATACTCTACAACTTCTTTTTGTATATTATAAGATAACACTTTTACTGGTAATTTATTTTCAACTATTTTGCCTATCATTAACAAGCCTTTATCGGTATATATTTGATTCGTATAATGCAAACAACCGTCTACTTTTTCTGTAAAGCACCACTCGTTGTTGGCAAGATACTCAAATTCAGGGAGTGAAAATTCCCCCTCAAGCAAGGTTTTATAGTTGTTCTCTGGATCTCTTTTATATACTGTCTGAATTTTATGATAAGTGTTCATATTCTTCTTTTTTATTTAGATTTATTTTACCTATTATGACCTAACAACTTCAATCAATAATATGACGAATAATACTATTAATGGACCAGCTACTGGCGCCCATAGCGGGGCTAGAACCCACCACCAGGACCACGTAAATATCCCCAACAGCTTACCCACGACATTTAACACAGTCAACAGCCCAATCCACGCTAGTTTTATTAGTATATTGCTCATAATGCCTGCTGCGTATTTATCGCTGTTTATTATTATATTGCTCACAACGCGTCCAGTAAGTTATTGGCCTGTATAATAGCAAGCTCGGCCTGCTGTTTCCTGTCTATCGCATATTGATCGACCTCGGCTTTTTTCATACTAATCCCGCGCCACTTACTCGTACTATCGGACATAGACAAAGTACCGTTAATTCGCCCATATCCGGGGCGCTCATTACTTTCCACATTATTCTTTAATATGTAATCCATGTCTTCTAGAATCTCTTCTGCTTCTTCTATTACTTCTAATATGTTAATAGCTTTATTTAATATTGTTCTATTCATACTTTACTCCTCTTGTTCCGCCATACTTCTGCTAGCAGCGTAATAGCGGATAGTGTATGGCCTACGGCGACAATTACACATATCCGACATGCAATGTTAAACTTGACCTGTACGCATAATAAAGTGGCTATTACCCACAGTACCGATATAATTTCTTCTTGCCAAATACTATTCATAATTATGCCTTTTATCAAAACATTGAGGTTTATGAAACAAGTCCTCAAACCCCTCAGGTAGGTCAGATATATCCGGCGGGTCAGGAAGACTCCTGAACTTCTTTCTTTCCCGTTCTTCGCCTATCTTAATCCCATCTCTCAAAACATAATTATACAGGCTGTTAAAAAATCTCTTTAGCTCACCTTCGGCGAATTTTGGATTGTCCCGCAAGAAAGCAGGATTCCTTTTACAGTAGTAATCCCATAATTCTTTTTTATTCATATGCTTTAAATCTCCCTTTCTGCTTTATCTACTCTTTTACAGTTCTTACAAGGTCGAGTGCCTTTTGGCTTTTTATAGTATACTTCACCAAACCAGCGAAAGAAGATCCCACATTTTGTGGGGCCCGTTACAAATCCGTGCTTGCCAACTTGTAACACATGATATACTTTAGATCCAGCTTTTGTGGCGTATTTATAGATTTTCATTTTTTCTTCTTTATTTCTTTTGACTTAAGTGTATTACCCCCATCTGTATGATCTGATAAATTAAAACAATATTTTCTACCCTTATGATAGTATTTAGATATCCAATAAAATTCTCTTTCTTTTATCAAATTATTGGAGTTATCTTTTATTTCTTCAATAATTTCACATTTGAAATCGTTTTCTCCATATTTATTCCACGCATTCTGTAGATAAGAATTTTCATGATAATTATGACGAAGTCGCTGTCTATGCTTCTTCCATCTCTGTTTGAGAGAGACTGTCGTACTACCAATGTAAATAACACCAGTAGTACAACATTCTATTTTGTATATTCCTTTCATTTACCCATCCAAGATAAAAATTCTTTTGGTGACATAACCATTCCCGCTGCTCCTTTGTGCCCACCTCCTCCATGAGCTTTTGCTATTTCCGACACATCAAAGCCATTCTCGGCATATAATGATATCGTATAGCTCTTACCGGTGTAAACATAAGCACAGCAGAACTCGTACTGTCCCATTCTTTTTCCGAATGTTTTACTGCCTAAGCTAAATAAATTAGCAACATAGCATTTATGCCCGTCTAATGTCGCTTCGTAGCCAAATGACTTACAGAAGTTTTCGCAAAATGCTTCCCGATATTTAATCGCTATATATCCGCTTTTTATAATATTAAATATTATGGCGGCAGTGGATAAAAGTGTCTCCCATATTCTGCTTCTTGGATCTTCTATGCCGTCAAGCATTTTTGCGCCTTCATAGAATGCCAACGAATCGCCTTTAGGATTACGCCATGTATCATAATCGCCAATCATTTTTAACGCTGCTGGCATAGCCCTATCTGGAAAATAATAAAACCATGCAAGCTCAGCGCCGCATAACTCTTTATCATTAAAATTACGGAGCCCTTTAAGCTTACACCCATAATCATATTCTTCTGCTGTTTTATGATGGTCTATCCAGGTTACATTTCTTGTTCGTTTAAATACCTTTTTCATTACCTCTGGCTTAAAACTGAAATCAACGATAACAATCTCTTCATCTTTGCCAATATAAGCTATATCAACCTCTTTGTTATAGCCCATTTCAATAAATTCTAAATCTGGCGCTCCCCAATCTCCATAAAGACAATAGTTATTTCGAAGAACAATCGCCGCCGCCGCTCTACCATCCATATCATTGTGATGATAACATTTCATATTTATTTCCTCTTTGTTATTATCTTATTAGATTCGTCCATTAAATATGTCTATTACTTCTCTGTCAGTCAGTCCAAACTTAATAGCCTTCTTTCTAAGTGCTGCTTTCCATTCTCCAACGGTTTTTACCTTTCCCGCTTTTCTAATTTCGTTGACATCTGCCATCGTTATCTTATCAAAATTAATGCTCATATTTACTACCTTCTAATTCTTGTTTAATCTCCGTCCTTGTTCAAACATGTATTCCGCAACATTCATCGAGTCACATTGAGAAAAAACCTCTTGGGCTTCTGATGTGTTCCTAAACCATGTATCAAAATCTACCTTGCTGTTGGGCTTCAAATCCTTGCTCGGTCAACTAAAAATTCATAGTCAGCTTCTAATTGTTCTTGCATAATTTTCCTCCATTATGTTTATTTATGTACTGCAACACGTCCTGTTGTCCTGTTGTCCTGTTTATATAAGCTAGCTTGCAACAATTTTTTAACAGCTTACCACTACCACACGGACATCGTTTATACCCCTTCATCTTTAATGGCCTACTTTTTATTGTTAGTAGATGCATTGGCGGTATTACTCTTAATCCCCTACTTAGTATTTCCTTTTCGAGTTTTGTTCGTTTTCCTCTGGTTGCAAGCAACCTATCTCTAAAAAATCTTGCTTTACCCGGTGTTTGTTTCTTCATAATTACCTTTTCCCCGCTTTCGCGGGCTTTGCTAGCTGTTTAATTCTTTACAAATTTCTGTTGCTCTAGTCTTACTTAATCCTGTGTCAAGTATTGTACGTTTGGATTTATTATATGTTGCATACCCTTCGGGATACGGGAAACAACATTTTCTGACTGTCCACCAATCACCACACACTCATCTAATAAATGGACGTGTCTTACCTTTATTTGCTTTGCTCATAATTATCCTTTACGGCTTTGCAGGCTTTACTAAATAGCTATAACCTGACGTCGTTCATATATTTCATAGTCAGCATCAAAATCTTCATACTCTATCCACTCTTCTTCGTGACTAGAGGTGCTTCCGGATTTTACTATTGCTATTACCCGCGGCAATTTGTCTTTTTCTGAGTATGCGCCAAATTCATCCGACAATTCCATTACAGACAAATCCTGAGGTAAAGTTTTCAGGTGTTCAATATATTCTTTTAATTTCATAATTTATCTATCCTTTCTTGCTTTCGCAGTAGTGATTAACTTAGTATTCATATGGTCTCCACCGTAGTTCTTGTGGTATGTCTTCTGCCATAGAATATAAAGGATGAACTTCCCAGTCTACTTCCTCACCAAAAGTTTCTTTGGCATAATCATATGCTTCGCCTGGAGTATCAAATGGTCCGATAGTAGGCTGAACATCATCTGAATATGTTAACCTGATAATATGTTTAGTGTCTAACTCTGTCATAGTTTACCTTTTCCCGTCTATCGCCGCCTTCCAATAATTCATGCATGATATCCTCCTTTAACTTATCTTCAATTTAATCTGCCTACTGTTGTGGCATATCTGCCTTTTTAGTCTTCTTCGACTTTTTCACGCAATACTTTACCCACACACATACGCGAATATAACACCCTTGTAATACTATCCAAAGAGCTAAGCCCACTTTTTTTAAAAACGCATAGGTTATTACAAGTGGTTTCTTCCCCTCGTCCCGAATGTTCTTAATCCAGAAACCAATTAAAATTCCAAATACAAACATTAACATACAAATAATAATCATTTTTCCTCCGTATTATTTTTTCTTTCTTCAGGTATGACTTTCCCTCTACGTTTTATCTGTGCCTCAATTGCCTCGATCTTCCGCAAATTAGCGCCTGTACTTGGCGCAGTATATAATTTTCGTCGAATCTCCAACAACTCCTTCATACCTGGTTCATTTGGATACATTTTTAACTCACCATATTCTCTTCCAATCATTTTTCCTCCTTAATTTTTGTTATCTTATACTCTACTATGCAAACCTTAATTTTAAATATATTCAAAAGTTGACGCGTAGTTTGTAGTAGACCGTAAATACCGTTTTGCATTGTCTAGTGTCGCCTTTTCAGTCTTGTCCAAGGAAACATTAAACCAGAAGTTGGCGTCATATGACTCAATACGGACAAAAGTACCTTTGCTATCTTTACCCCCGCCCCACAAAGACACATTCCAATCAAGTATGCGCTTGTCCCCTCCATCCCAAAACCCCGCGATTGGCGTTTTGAATACTTGTCTTAATATCATTTTTCCTCCTCTCTTTTAGTTTATCTAGCTTGCCATCATAAGGCTATGAACACCGTCCATCCACCAAACATACCAAACCGAGCCCTCTACTTGAAGTTTTTCTTTAATAGATGTCCAATGTTCACCATCCCATATCCCACGAAGAAAGGTGCGCGCTGGAATATTTCCGGCTAACGCCATTCCGCAAATTACATCTAAGTGCTCCGTCGCTAACTGTTCTTGCCCTGCTTCCAATTCCCACACGTCTGTTAAATATTCTCCCATTTTGACCTCCCTTTTAGTGATTATACATTTTCGTCTTCAATAGCCTGTAGTGCTATACTTAATCCTGTTTCCTTACCTTCCCAATAAGCAACAGCTTCACCAGATTTACTGATACTGGACAACGCTATAACATGTCGTTTTGCTTCTTCTTTCAAATCTGAAAGCCGTTGATATTTGCTATTGCTAATCTTCATTTTAATTTCCTCTCTTAATATTTAGATATATGTTCTAACCTATTTGTTTCAGGGTTGAATAACCTCTCAGTATTCCCCATCAATTTACCATCCCAATAGGAGGGAGCACTGATAAGAAACTTATCTCCCTGCTTGGTCACACTGAAGTCCGTCAAAACTTGATTGAAGAACTTCATTGTCTTGCGGTCAAAGTAATGAGGTGCTGTCTTCTTTGTTCTCTCTTTAATTTCATATATAGTCATAGTATTATTCCTTCTTTGAACACCGAGGCAGGAAGCAATCTTTTAACTTACCTGTTTTCCTGTCCAAATGATCAATAATTCCTCCAACATCATGCAGAAACTCAAAGTTATCAAACCCCTCCAACTTTTCCAAATCCAAGGGACATCCCGATATATGAGTTGCCATAATGTCCCTCTGTACAGATACTTCATTAACTTCAATCCCAGGAAAAGAGGATAGTCTCCTCACGATGCGTTCTATTACTTCAAAGTCTTCCTTCGTTCCTCTCTTAAATTTCACCATCTTACACCTCCTTTTTTATGCCATCGCTGTACGATACACCAATGGTAACTTAGTTTGAATCCCACGCTTCACTTGGGAGCAATGCTCCTTTGTTTTACATTTAATATCATTGTCTATTGTAGCTCTGGCATCCATTAAAAGCCCATCTATGTCATAATACCCACCACAACTATCTCCTAATACAATATTGTATCCATACACCTCACCAGATAGGTACTTGTCATAATCCTCCACCTCTTGCTTCAAAGACTCCTCCGCCTCTTGAAGAGTCTTCTTACTAATACGCTTTACCTTGAAGGTCTTTCTTATATCTTCTTTCGTAGCATAGATGAAGCCTACCTTTCCGCTATCAAATCTTGCGTGCCCCTGGGGTAAAAGCCCGTAGAAGCTTCCAATTTTTATTCTTAAACCACTATGGTCATACAGGAACAGAGGACTAATCAATGCCACGGGTTCAGCCCGACAGATAGCCCCCTTCAATTCATGCCAGGATTCATAATCCTCCGTGTGATAATTATGTTTATCTCCAAGCGCATATTTCCTATGAAAGCACACCATTTTTCCAAGCCCTCCCCATTTTCTTGGGTCTTCAGGGTCTTCATCTAGGAATACTTCTATTGTCTCACCTCTATATTCTTCTGTCTTAATAACGTCCATTATAATTTCCTCCTATTTTAATCCTCTTCCTCTTCTTCATAATCACATAGCAATACACTGGCTAACATGTTCCTGTGCTGTACAACATAATCGTACATAATTATCTTATCATGCGGTCCTATCATGCAATGCTTCCACATCTTATCAAGCTGTGCCCCTATCAAATCATACACATGATTTCTTGCCCCTGTAAGGCTATCAAACATTTCACCATCAACCCTATATTTTATTACTTTTTCTATTTTCATATTATCACCGCCTATTTATCCTCAGTGCTTGTACCTTCCGGCCTAATGAATTCTCCTCTCTCTACTCCTTCGACTACTAAACCTTCATCAATACAAAGCTGAGTTTGCTTTCGTGCCATTTCACAATATCATCCGCCAGTAATGCAAAGTTTTTACCAGAAATTACTGCTTCTCCGTCATCCCCGATATAGTACGTAATTCTGTTGAATATAATCGCTTTGATTATATCCTTGGCTATCTTTACGTGTTTCCCAATTTCCAAAATTCGTTCGATTTTCATGGCTTATTCTTTACACTTATCTTTTTACGCTTCTTATACCGAGTTTGATACTAATCTTGCATAGTTTTTATCTCAAGAGCTAATATTTTTGCAAAGGTTTTAACCTCTACACAAGCCCAGCCCTTAGGTATAATTGCTGCTTTAAACTTACACTGTGTTCTTGTTAGATTCAATTTTTTCCTAATAAATGCTTCTAGCATAATTTTCTCCTTTTAGTTAGTTTGTGAGTTTCACACCTTTTTTACTTCTATTTTTGTTATTAACGCGGACGGGATAAGCGCACAATCAAACTCAACCGCGTCTGTGTTGTCCGGGTTGAAACTCATCTGAAGCACAACATAAGGAACGGGATCGCGCTGTCTATGTATTTCATATACCCACCCCCAGTTAATAACTTTAATCGGCTTTATTATTGTTATTTGTGCGTTTGCTCCACCACTTGCATCATACCAAGTGACGGCACAAAATTTGTGCAAAATTTTGTTATCGATTTTCATTGTTTTCCTTTTTGTTTTCTTTAACACCATATCCGATGGATTTCATGTATCTCCTCAACCCCATCAGGGGCATAAATTTCCCATTTAACCCCATCAGGTATTTCAACAACTTTTAAGCCCGCTTTGTCACTGCACGCGGCATCTCCCAGTTCTTCCACTACCTTGATCAGCTTACGATCAGTTCTTATACGCCGTAGATCATTACCTTCTGGATTCGTAAAAAGGTGCTCAATGCTTATTTCTTTGTGCTGCCTCCTAAGCACATCTTTTTCTTGGGCACTTAACTTTGACCAATGCTGCGGAGTATACAATTTGTTTATTTTTTCTATATCATCTGTAGAAAATGCCGACCACCAATTCCGATAAGACGTGCTACACTCTTCTAGTGATATTCTTTTATATCCATCTTCACATCGGTGTAAAAGTAACAGTTTTTACCGCTTAATTCAGTCCATAGTTTTACTGCCAATGGTGATAACTCAAATGCGCCAGAAAAACATTTGTTTAGTATTATCTTCATATTATTATCCCCTATTAATGCAAGGACTATGCGTCCTTTAACATTGTTTTTATAATACGCGCTAGAGCAGCTATAGCCGCGCCTTGATTTCCAATATATTCACCGGCGGTTTTTCCGGTAAAGGGGCGACCATCAGCTTGTTTTGCATCATTTGCCATGTCCTCTTCTATCATTTCCAGCGTTTTTATCCTCTTATCTGTCATTTTATTTTCCTTGTTTATGTTGCCTTTCTATGCTTCTTATATTCAGCTAGCGCCCGCGAAAATGTACTTGGATCACACCCGATCACTTCTTTTGCCCACTTTCTTTGTGAAACAAATCCAGATTTATGGGCTACTAAAAAGTGCCTTATAGAATCTAGGCTCACTTTTTTATAGTGATGGATTTTCATTTTACTCCTTTAACTTGCTTTCTGCTCTTTTTAGAACAATCATCACGCGCACCGCTTTTGGCAAGCGCCATCCAAACGGTTCATCGCGTAAATCACGGCGCGTCTTGATAAAGCCGTACTCTTTCATAATATAGTCTCTTGTCTCTTGCCGCGTCTTAAAAAGCACAGGTAAACAGTCAGCATGCAATATGTATTCTGTCAGTCCGTCCAAACTGTTTTTAGAGTGCCATAGCGCGCCCCACGCCGAACAAGCACGTGATGATGGTATATATGATTTTGTTTTCATTTTATTCGCCTTTAATTATAGTATAAAATGGAGGGGGCAGGGTTTTGTATCCCGATGTCTCGGGGTAATTCCACCTGCCACCGGATTCTACCAATGTAATAATGCAAATCATCATTGGCACCCGGATGTCACCACCACAAGCAGCTTACTTGCGATATTCGCTGTCTTGCACAACAGCCCCTCCATTTCATAGATTCTAATCTTATCTTTTCCAGGTAGCTACAAGCTTAAAATGACTTAACATTATCAACATTGCTACCCACCACGAAACACATCCTGTTACACATAACGCAACTGCAATACCTATCCAAACAGGCAACCATATATTTATCTTTATATTTTTTTTTCATTTTATTTCCTTTGCATGAACTTGCTTACATGCCTTGTACCCAGCAAGTACCCCGCAAGTACCCCGCAAGAGTATGCATATGCCTGGCGTGATTAGTCAACGCCATTCGGCACGCTAGACAAACCACAATACCTTCCGACCCAGAAACATATAATGACAAATATGTTGCATCTTCCTTAGGACTATCGAGCCCACAAATGGAACAACAGCTGGACTTTCTTCTATCTTTGATAATTGTGTCACAATGCTCCTCCTTTTGAGATGTATGCTTTTCCGTACCCTGTTAATTCTTCTACTTTCTTCTTGTCCATAAGCAACCAAGTGTGCTTGCGTGAATCAGAAACCAAAGAAAACTCTTCCATTTCATTTTCACTGAAACAATATGCCGCTGCATCAAAGAATTCATTTTCTACTACACAAATTAATGCTTTGTCTTCATCTATTTCATCGAAAGTAGGATAATCAATTATTTTAGCATTATACTTAGTG